TCCGATCCGACGCTGGGCGGCAACGCTTCGAAGTCGCTGCTCCAGAGCAGCGCGGTTACACTCAAGCCCGGTGGCGTCGACGCGGTGGCGATGGTGCAGCTCGTCTACACGGTCACTTACTACACAGAGACCATCACGGATCCACGTGTGGATGGCGTTCAGCCGACGGAGGTCTTTGTCGGCTTTGCGCCGGACATTGGCGTTGCCAATCAGGCGGACTACATCGAAGTGGTGGGCGGCTAAGGCATGCTGGACCTTCTGATTCAACGCGGCGCCAGGACCGGCGACCTGCAGGATCCGGACACGGCGCGGCTCAACTATCAGGTGAGCAATCTGATTCATCGCGGCCTGGTCGTCTCCGTGGACCTGCAAAACGCGCTGGCGACGGTGCAGGTGGGGGAAGTCCAGACCGCAGCGCTTCCCTGGCTGACTACGCGCGCCGGCGGAGACATTACCTGGTGGGCGCCGGAGGCCGGCGAGCATGTGGCGATCCTCTGCCCCGGTGGAAGTCTGTCGCAGGGCGTGATTATCGGCTCGCTCTATTGCGGCGCGAACCCGGCGCCGTCGAACAGTGCGGATCAGAACGTCACGAAGTACTCGGACGGCACGACGATCACTTACGACCGCGCGGCCCACATGTTCACGGTTCAGGCCGTGGGAGCGGTGACGATCAACATTCAGGGCAACGCCACGCTCACCGCACAGGCTGTGGCGGTGAGTGCACAAAATGGCCTGACGCTTACCGGCGCGCTGACTGTCGACGGCGACCTCACGCTGAACGGGAAGGTGGCCGGCACGCTGAAAGTGGCCGGCAATGTGCGCGCCACGGGCGCGGTGGCCCAGATGGTTCCGCCTGCACAACTATGATTGGCATGAACGTGGACACCGGCGCAGAGCTGGCCGGCTTCGCGCATCTCGAGCAGAGCATCCGCGACATCCTCCTGACGCCGAAGCTCAGCCGGGTGATGTTGCGGGATTATGGCTCGGATCTCTTCTCGCTGATCGACCAGCCGCTCAACGAGAGCACCAAAATGGCGATCATTGCAGCCACAGTCGGTGCGCTCTCCACGTGGGAGCCGCGGATTCAGGTGCAGAGCGTAACGGTCGCGGCGGACCCGGCGAACGGTTCCATCTCCATCAATCTGACTGCGCTGTACTTGCCTGACGGGCAAACCATCACGGTCGAGGGCCTGAAACTTTCATGAGCCGCTTCAACCTGATCGACCTCTCGACGCTGGCGCCGCCGGATGTGGTGGAGACGATCGACTTCGAGTCGATCAAACTGGACATCCTGCAGGACCTGGTGACGCGCGACCCCTCGTTCTCTGCGCTGCTCGAGTCGGATCCGGCCGTCAAGTTGGTGGAGGCCTTCGCCTACCGGGAGATGATGTTGCGCCAGCGGATCAATGACGCCGCGAACGCCAACATGCTGGCCACCGCGCTGGGCTCTGACCTGGACAATCTGGCTGCGCTGTTCGGCGTCCAGCGCATGACATTCACGGACGCGCAGGGCAATGTGACAACAGAGACGGACGACCGGCTACGCTTGCGCGCGCAGCTCGCACCGGATGCCTTCTCCTGTGCCGGTCCGGGGAACGCTTACATCTACTTCGCGTTCTCCGCCGACCTGCGCGTGGCCGACGCCAGCGCGTTCTCGCCGTCCACTGGCAATGTGGTCGTCACCATCTACAGCACGGACAAAGCCGGCGTGGCGAGCGCGGATCTGATCAGCGCTGTTGCCACGGCGTTGAACGCGGACGACGTCCGGCCGCTCACCGACGTGGTAGAAGTGCAAGCCGCGACCATTCAGCACTACACCGTCTCTGCAACAGTGACGCTCTACCCCGGCCCGGACGCGACCGCCGTCACGACGGCGATCACGAACGCGCTCGCTGCTTACACCCAGAACGTGCAACGCCTGGGCTACGGTGTGACGCTCGCCGGGATGTACGGTGCTCTCGACCAGGCCGGCGTGCAGAACGCGACGATCCAGTCGCCTGCCACTGACGTGGCTGGAGATCCGTACAAGATCAACGTTTGCGACAGCGTGACGGTCAACGTCGCGCCACTGAGGTCGGAATGAGCACGGCACCCCCGCTGCTTCCTTCCGTCTTGCCGCCGAACGCGACGCTGTTTGAGCGGAACATGGAAAGCGCCGGCTGGCGCTTGCGGAACAAAGGTCCTGCTGGCATCCGCGCGCTGTGGAACCCGCAGACGATCCCCGCGGCGCTGCTGCCCTGGCTCGCTTGGGGCTTGGGTGTCGATGCATGGGACACCACGTGGGACGACGGCAAGAAGCGCGCTGTGGTCGCCTCCGCGCTCGCGGATCACCGGGTCGACGGGACACTCGCTGGCGTTCGACGGGTGACCGAGTTCTATGGTGGCACGGTAACGGACGTCATCCGGCCGCCCTGCCAGCTTTACTACGGCGCGGCTCAGACACAAGCGCAGAAGGACGCGGCGCTGGCGGTTTATCCGCAACTGATCCTGCGCACGGACGGCGATCCGTTCGCGGTTCCGGCCGGCGCGACGTTTCCCAGGATGTCCTACATGGGCAACTGCTATGGCGTCGATCTGGGCTCGGCGGAGCGTGCGTTGCCGCAGGCGTTCATTCAGGACCAGGGTTCGACCATTCAATGTGGAGTGTCGCTGTGGACCGCGGACGGCACTGGTTATCTGCAGATCAAGGTGCCGATCAGTAATCCGCATGGAACCTACGCCGGCGGCTTCCCGAAATTCGGCATAGCTGTGGATGCGCCGGTTTACCTGCTGCAACTCTTGCAGAGTTACGCGGGGCCGGGCCTGGGTGTCAATTACAAGCTGGTCAATGCCGGCATCGAGCCGACGCAGGTCTTTCCGGACTGGATTTCGGAGACGTATTCTCCGCCTTGCATTTTCGCGGGCCGCCACTTTGGCGCAGCCGGGCTGTACTGGCAGGCGTCGGACGCGAGCGCTCACGTTTACGCCAGGCTCTACCTGTTCAACTCCAGCCGGACGCTCGAGGCCAGCGGTAAGAGCTTCTTTATCGATGCAGTGCACACGGGCGTTCAGAGTCAGACTGCTCAGATCCGTGTCTGGTTTCCGTTGCAACGCTCGCCATGGGCGCCCAGCTACTACGGCCATGGCTTCTCGGTGGCGGGGGATTACGAGTGGCTGACGCGCTATTGCGACAGCCTGGCGCGCTGCACCTCGCTGCGCGACACCATTCTCGTGGATACAGCAAATTACGCGGTCGTGTCCTGTGGGCAAACCCAGTGTGATCCGGCGACGATGTGCGGCGCTATGTTGCCGCGGCAATAGGGAGAGATCCGATGGAACAACAATTTAACTTTCAGCAGAACATGGACTTCCAGGCGCAGGACTTCATTGACCTGCAACAGTGGGCCGCGGACAGCATCGACCATATCGCGCTGGACGCGATCGCCCCGGCCGGCATGTACTTCACCGGGCTTGCCGCGACGCAAAACGGCCAGACCCAGGTGAACGTCGCTGCCGGCCGCCTGTACGCGCAGGGCACGAATTCCTCGGGCAGCGCCGGCCTGTGGGCTTACCAGTACCCAACGCCGAGCACCAATTCTTTGCAGTCGATGCTGCCGTTGAGCAACCCGAAGCTCATCGCGCTCATCGCCTGGGGCTCCGTGAATACGGACGCCGATGTGGAGCCGCGGTCCTTCCTGGTCAACGCGCAGACCGGCCTGGCGCAGACTCAGTCGACCGCTTTACAGACGGTGCGCACCTGCAATCTGCAGTTCGTCGCCGGCGTCGAGTCGCCAGTGCCGCAGCTCCCGACGATTCCGGCCAACGCGTTGCTGATCGCGACCATCACGATGTCTCCGACCGGCATCACCTCGATTGCCATGCAGTCGAGCAACATCCTGCCCAACCTGGCGAACCACGAGACGCGTGTGGAAGCGCTTGAAAGCAGCAGCTCCCAGGTGAGTCTCCAGACCGCGTCTTTGGCTACGGACCTCAGCGCGCTCGCCGCGAAGACCAACGGCCTCGCATCGTTGGCGCTGGTGACGCAGATGGCGGAGGACCTGGCGCGCACGAAAGCGAAGCTCAACCTGCCATCCACATACTCTTCCTACGAGTCCGATTTCTTCGGCGATCTGACGAAGACGAACAATGGCGCGGCCGGCTTCGCAGCCAAGGTCAGCAACGGCCTTCTGTTCCCCGATGCCGCGAACGCAACGTCCACGTTCGATCTGTTTAACCCGATCGATGCGAGCGTCGTCAAGAGCACGCGTGGCCTGATCCTGCCCGCGTACACGAGCGTCCCGCGCATTCAGACCACCGGTTACTCCGGCGACCTGTCGCTCTCGCAGTACCAGGTTCAGACCCAGAGCCTCGTGCAGCAGCAGGAAACGGTCTGGCAGTATCGCTACGGGTGGGATTGGAATTATTACGGGGCTTGGTATCGCGGCCAATTCTGGAATTACTACAACCAGTACTACGCGTACAATCTCGCCGGCGGCTACTGGTACGCATACACCCAGACGAGCTACGCGCTGCAGACCAGCACGACCAACATCAACGGCGCCATGGTGGCTCAGACCTTCCTGGTCTCCAACGCCATGTGGCTCACTGCATTGGATCTGTACCTGACCTCGGTGGCTGCGACCGGCGACCTTACTGTGGCCATCACGAAGACCGTGGCAGGCCAGCCCGATCTGACGAACGTAATCGCCACTGTGAACGTTCCAGTCGCCTCGCTCAACACTTACCCGGCCGCGACGAACATCCAGATTCCCGCGGTGCTGCTCGAGGCTGGCACGCGCTACGCGATGGTCCTGATCACGCAGGGCAATCACCGCATCGCCACGGTCAGCGGGAACAACTACACCAACGGCACGATCTTCTATTCGACCAACGGCGCATACTTCCTGGGCGATCTGACCAAGGATCTGATGTTCACGCTCTACGCTGCGCAGTTCGTGAACGCGCTGTCGCAGGTCCAATTGCAGCCCGTCTCGCTCGCCGGCGGCCTGACCGATCTGGCCATCAACGTCTCTCAGGTCACGCCGCAAGGCACCAGCCTGCAGATTCAGTTCCAGGTCAACGGTCAGTGGTACAACCTGGGCGACCCCACGTCGCCGTTGAACGCCGCGCCGCAGCTCGTGCCGCTCCGTGCGGTCTTCCTGGGTACATCGAACCTGGCGCCGGCAGTGATCGCGACCACGACGGGCGTTGTGGCTTCCCGGCCGGCACTGGCTCTCAACCATACCAGCGAGCTGCGGACGATCTCGCCGGCGACCACCAACGTTCAGGTGCAGGTGGTCGTGGTCGGCTACAACTCGGCAGTAAACACGCTCACATGCACGATCACGAGTGGCGGGACGACGGTCACGCCTTCGGTGACGAGTTCCGCGCTCGAGCCGGATGGCGTGGGCTTGCGGTTCACCTTCAAGTTCACGCCGGCCGCCATCACCAGCTACAGCATCAACATCCAGGGCACGCGGCAATCGACCGCCGCGCCGTTCCAGATCGTTGAGCGGACAGACGTTGCGCAGTAACGGGAGGTCTCTTTATGAACACTGCTGAACAGAACACCAATGGGGCGCAGGCCAGCACGGCGCCCGCGATCGACGCCGGCGCCCAGTATGTCGTGCATCTCGCGGAGATCGTGGAGGTGCTGGGCGAGCGACTGTACCCGGGGCGGGAGTACCGCCTCCGTGGCGACATCCTGATTCCGGTCCTGGCGAGCGTCAAGGATGCCACTCAGCTTCGATAACTACCGCTTCACGGACGGTCAGACGCCACTGAGCGCGGCGACCTTCAATCCGCGCTTCCAGGATCTGGACACGCGCATTGCGGCGCTGGAAGCGCTCAACATCGCATGGCAGGCGGCCGTGCAGACGTTGACGGACTTCGGTCTCGCGCGGCTCGACTCCGTGCTGAGCCCGACCTTCGACACGCTCAACGAGGATGTGGCGAGCGCCAACGCGAGCGTCGCGGCCATCACAGCGTCGCAGTCCGCGGCGCTGGCGGCCGTCGCAGCGTGGCAGGCGCAAACGCTCGCTGCCATTACCGCCTGGGAGAACGCACTCCAGGCGACCGCGCTCGCAGTGCTCAGCACGACGGCGATCGTGGCGGGCAACGGCCAGGGCGGCTTTGTGCCAGTGACCATCGGTGCCGGGCTCAGCTACGCGAACGGCACGCTGAGCGCGCCTGCGCTGCCATGGAACACGCGCACGATTTCGTTCACCGCGGCCCTCCAAAACGGCTACTACGTGACCGCGGCGGGTGTCGTCGCGACACTGCCGGCAGGAACGGCCAATGGCGACCAGGTGCTCTTCATCAGCGGGCTCAGCGGTACGAGCACGTTCACCATCGTGCCGGCGTCGGGCCAGACCATCATGGGCGATACTTCGCTCGTCGTTGATCGCGCCAATGCCGGATTGGCGCTGATCTATTTCGCCGCCACGGCGGACTGGAGACTCTTCTGATGCAAAGTTTAACTGCGCTCATGGGCGGCGGTGGCCGCTTCTCGCACTTCGTTCAACTCACGGGCTCCGGTGTGTGGACTGTTCCGCCCGGCGTGCAGATGGTCCGTGCGCTCATGGCCGCCGGCGGATCGGGTGGAACCAGCGTATGCGTAGGTGGAGCGAGTCCCTGTCAGTCCGGAGGCTCCAGCGCCTATGCTGAAGTGGATTACCCGGTTCTGGGGCAGGCCTCGATTCCGTTCAGCGTCGGGGCCGGTAGCGCAGGAGTCCAGACCAGCGTCTATACCGGCACGCTTTCTTCGTGTTCCTCTGTCGTTAACCCATACCTCAGTAGCTACAACGACTGGACGCTGACGGTCCCGAGCGCACTGATC